CACGTTGCCGATAACAGAAAGACCAGTGAATGCGCGTATCCCCGAAAGGAACTGGTTTAGTAGCGACCATCCTCCGTTCGTGGGCAGACCCCAGTTGTTTGATCCGATGATAGGCTGCGGGAATCCCAGACTCGTGTTTGGCATATCAATACCCCACCGCAAACCAGCAAACAGGAACCGAGTTAGAAAATCCGATGGAGGTCTGTGTAGTATCGACGCTGATTGTTGCGCCTGATTGCGATTTTGCTTTTACCATCGTTACAATTACACCCCACCCACCTGTCGGTGCATCGCTGTTTGCAGTTGCGGTGCAATTTAGAACGGCGTTAGGAAACGACACAGGGAAAGTAAACGATTGGTCGATATGGCTGGAGCCGGTTCCACTCATCACGGTTCCCCACTGAAAGATTATTCCGCTCGCAGTGTCTTTCAAATACCCATTTTGCGAGGAAAGAAACGATGGAGCTACCGAAGCAAAAATCGTTCCATTTCCAATCAAGGTATATCCGGCTGGTGCTCCGGCTGAAAGCGTTAGGGATGATCCTTTCAACTGACCTGTAGCAGTGATTGCCCCATTCGAGGATATGGAATTCGTGAATGTCCCGTTATTGCTTACCATCGCCGTCACCGCGCGAGGAACACTCGAAAGATCAGCGCGGAACATCTGGACACTGACTGCATTCGCAGCCGGGTCGGGTTGCAATGCTCCGACGAACCCAGACGGCCAGCTAACCGTTCGGCCTCCCGTTGCGTCCTGCGCGAAGTAGAAGGCGATCAGTTGGCCCGGCGACACCCCGGCGACTGAAGACGCTGTGATGTTCCCCGCAAGCGTCATCTGGAAACCGTTGGCATCCGCCGCATTGAATGTCGGAGTCGGAGAGTACCCGACAACCATCACGTTCGGCTCAAGATCAGCATCCGTTATGACGTTCGCCAGTACAGCGGCAAGGACATTCACGTCGGCATCGCTGGTCGAGTACCCTTTCGCGGCCAGCATCTGACAGAACGCAGCGCAGAAGATTGATGTTTGATAGAACATCTTATTGGCAAGCGGGGCAAGAAAAGGCGTATTGTTTATCGCCCCACCGGTGCGCGTAGAGTCTCCGTTGTAATCTGCGTCCGTTTCTTGATTGATAGCCGCCGGATTGAATTGCAGAAAGTTCGTCGTTGCCATGTTTTACCCCGCCCATAATCCGGTGCCGAAGCCGCCGATGAAGCTATCGTTTTCTCCGAATCCAAATATCGGAAGATTCGAGTATTCGTAAGTATATTCAACACCTTCTGGCCTCGGCACGATGTACCCGTTTGTGATGAGGTCTTGGACAATCGAAGTGAACGACCCTGCTAGTAATATCGTACACGACATGTTTTGATTGTCTATTATCTTGATACTTCCACTGGGAAATAGCGCCTGCCAAATCGGATAAAGCTCACTCTGCGTTCCCTTCCATTGGTTCGCCGCAATCGTCGCTTGGATGAGGATGCGATACGTCGCATCGTCCAGAACTGGACTGACGCTATCGGATGGCTGGAAGTTGACAGTACGCGAGACGCCTGCAATCTGCCCTAGAACGTCAAGCTGCACACCCGCCGCGCTGCCAAGATCGAACGCCTCAGTCATCAATCCGTTGCACGTCATCACGTCCTCGAATAGCTGGATTGAAGATGTGAGATTCGCAAGGAAGTTCGTCGCCATGCGGTATTCAGATGTGACGAGAGCGAGGTAGTAGTACAGCGAAAGGCTATAGATCGGCCCGCCGTCTGCGACTCCATACTTGCCTGATCCGTACCCGCTTTGTCCATAGAGAGGCATCCGCTACGCCTCCGTCACAATGATGTTTGCGGCTGCTCCGCTGGCGACCTGATAGTAGTCAAGCGTGATATTCGTCGTGCCCGATGGAGACGAGGTTATCCCAGTGAAGAGAGACGTGATCGAGAATTGCGGATTGACGAGGCTTGGCATCACCGACTGCGCGACGGAATATAGCGAGGAGAACGTGACCGTCTCGCCGATTTGCAGGCTGTTGAGATACGAAACAATGGCCGATTGGATGGCCGTCAGAACTGCGCTGGTATACCCAGTCAGTCCGTGAACCACCATCGTCGCATAGATCGGTACATAGGTTGGAGTCTGGAAACCCATCGTGGTGATTGTTCCGGTAAATGGATCGGTTACGGGAACGCTCTGCGAACCGGCACTTGAGCCGGGGTTGGTCAGAACGCCCAAGCCGCGTTCCTGATAGATGGCTGTGGCGACATTGAGAAGTCCCGCGCTGCCCGCCGTGGAATCGACCTCCACAACCATCGAAATTGAGTGCGGAGGGTTCCCCCACGGGCTGTCTGTTGCTCCGGTCGGATTTTCGATGGAACTTCCCGGCCCTCCCGGTGTAGGAGTGCCCGTGGCGTAGCGTAGCACCCCCGGCACGGCTGCGATGGCTGCGATGGTAGAGGCTAGGCGCGTCATCGACGGCGCGGCCACAGAGAGGGCTTGGCGGGCGCGTAGCTGGGAATCTGCCTCGGTTGGGGTTCCGGGCAGAGCCGCCGAAGGGTTGCTTGCCCCAGTCCACCCCGCCGTAGCACCCCCAGAAATAGACGATATGGCCCCTACAGCGGCTTGGATGGCTCCCGCCGTCTGGCAGGTCACCGAAACGACTACGGAGCCGCCTGTGGGGATTGTGACGGTGTAGGGCAGTGCCCAGACGTTGCCTTGCGTGTCAGTGACAAGACCGTTCGTGATAATCGTCCCCGAAACCCCTGTAATCGTCTCCGGGGCGGTCGAATAGGTTGCCGATAGCCGTGCCAGTCCGTTCATCTTAATGATGCTGTCCAGGTCGGCTCCAACGGCGGTGACTGGGGAACGGGCGTTGTAGGCAAGCTGCGATCCAAGATTGCAGTCGTAGGCCGCAAGAGCGTCAATCGAGAGTTCCTGATACTTCGCAGTGTCCGTACCAAGATAGACAACAGATGGGTATATTGCCCGGTACTGCGAGATGCGCCACGCAAGGATCGAGGCGTAGGACGGAATCACCATCCCCGCAACAGGGTCAATAAAAGGGGCAACGTAGGCCGGAACTGTACTCATTGAGTCACCTGTGCGCTCGATCCGGGCGCGTTTGTAATTACAATGCTACCAAACGCAGTTGAGACAATCGCCGTAAAGGTCGAGGCCATCGTTGCCGAGTTGAAGACATAGCTGAAATCGACGATGTTTGTCACATAGGGGCATCCGAGAATGGTCTGCTGAATCAGCAACATCACTCCCTGCTGACTGTTCGGTGAGCCGGTTGAGCCGATGAGCGATTGGAAGAGCGGGAACCCTATGGTCAGATTCTCCCACCACTCGCCAGCCAGCAATCGAAGCGTCGTGTAGATTATCTGCGCGACGGCATCCAAGTCAGTCAGAAACACCGGCCCCGTTCCCGATTCGATGGGATCGTTGTTAGGCTGCGAGTTCTGCTGCACGAGTATTGCCGGAGATCCCATTATTGTCCCTTTACTATCTGAGTAGATGATACAGTGGGCATCGTTGGGCCAGCGTACCCCTTAGACACAAGGAAGGGCTGCACGTTGGTCGTGTACCAAGTCAACCATGCTCCGTTGACCAGAGGCTGCGCTGTACCGCTATCGCCCAGCGTGACCACCGGAGCTATCAGGGTGATTCCCGTCTCTGCAAGATCGACCACAACCGCTCCGTCAACCGAGCGAAGTTGCGCCGATGTGGTCGAGTAATTTGGGATTGGATTCGGTTGGCTGCGCGGCCCAAACTCTGCCATCGCGTCCCCGATGGCATGGCGGAAGATCGGGCCTCCTGGCTGCTGATTCACTCCGCCATTCTGCCACCACATATCGAACGCCATATCTTGAAACGAAAGCTCGCACTCATCCCCAATGGCAATAGGGAACGTCAAACAGAATCCGCCGCCGTTTGGAATCTTGATTGGCACGTCATCCAAGATCGGAAGTGTAACCGGAGTAGCGGCACCTTTGACCCGCATCACTTCCTGAATTGCAGGTTGTACGGATACGGTCAACTTGACGGGATCGAAGGCCAGTCCCTGCGGATTAGCCACAACAATCGCGGGCATGTGGCACCGCA